ATGTGTTGATAACCTACAAAGGAAAGCTACCGGGAAGAATTACTGGTTCTCTGAAGATGCCGCCGTCAACACTGCGGTCAGAAAAAGAGGCGTCTTGTCTGCAGTCTGAGTACTCCATTACGGTTAAAAGTGCCGGAGAGGAAGGAAATAAACGTTATTTTATTGCGTCTGCACCTGATAAAGATCAGGAATGGGAGTGTAACCGGCCATCCTTTGTTGTATACGGAGATGGCGGGAAAATAACCATCTCAGAAAATGGGAAATTAACACCGCCATCGCACCAGCATAGTGAGGCGCTCATTGAATTTGCCATTGATTACCTGAAGAACAATAAAAAGCAGGGGCTGATGAAGCGCATTGGTCGTTGCATGGGATATCTGCAGGTAGCAGCTGAGATTGAAATGATGGCCAGTGGTGCTGACAATGATGCAGTTGTGCTGGAGGCTCTTCTGCGTGATTTTGATAATACGCCCTTTAAGAAAGCACCTGTTGACTGGATGCAGCCGGGGATGACTTATCTGAAAGGGCGTATATAAGGTGGCTCGTTATCTGTTGCTGGATAATCGACTGAAGATGCGTTCTTTTTGTGTTTTTGCGTAATGATTGTCCCACTCACAATCAAGGTAGCTTAATTCTTCATTCAACCAGTTATTTATATTGGTCTTAATACGCATAAGCATGGGCTGTGTTAATGCTCTGGCGATAATGCCGAGAGTCACAGGTGTGAGATGTCCATACGGCTCAGCCTGAATGGATTTTACTGCATCGTGTTCTTGTGGGAGGAGTAAGAGGCACTCTGATTTTACCCGCTCATTTATGGCTTGCAGGCATAAATCATAATTATGTTGATCGTTATGCATGGTTAATCCTCTACTGAAATTGTCAGATATATTTCAGCCATCAGGAAAAACGCCAGTGTCCTACCGCTGGCGGGCTGAAGATTTAACATATCCAGGGATTCGGAACCGATAAATCCTGATAAATATCCATGAACGCAAAAATCAAATACGGCCTGTCGGCTGCCGTTCTGGCGCTGATTGCCGCTGGTGCGCCTGCGCCTGACATTCTCGACCAGTTTCTGGATGAAAAGGAAGGTAACCACACCACGGCATACCGTGATGGCGCGGGTATCTGGACCATCTGCCGTGGAGCCACCCGGGTGGATGGTAAGCCTGTCCTCCCCGGCATGAAGTTGTCGAAGGAAAAATGCGACCAGGTTAACGCCATTGAGCGTGATAAGGCGCTGGCATGGGTGGCGAAAAACATCAAAGTGCCACTGACTGAACCACAGAAAGCGGGTATTGCGTCATTCTGCCCGTATAACATTGGCCCCGGTAAGTGTTTCCCGTCGACGTTTTATAAACGAATTAATGCAGGCGATCGCAGGGGAGCATGTGAGGCGATTCGCTGGTGGATTAAGGACGGTGGCAGAGACTGCCGTATTCGTTCAAATAACTGCTATGGACAGGTCTCACGGCGTGACCAGGAGAGCGCGCTGGCGTGCTGGGGAATTGACAAATAAGCAGAATATTTTGTTGAAAAATGACGTTGGCTAATGCGGACGGATAACACGAAATCCTGAGAACTGGCAAAACCTAAGTGAATAAAAGTAAAAACCCCGTTTGTTGGCTGCAAGCGGGGTTTTGTGTTTCCTGACTCTGGAAAAGTCAAAGGAGAAAGTGTGTTTGATTTTAGCAAACTGATTCGGGAGATTCGAGTGATGGCTGAAAAATTATCCACCTGGAAGTTCATTCTTATCTGGCTGGTGTTTGTGATTATGGCCTCCGGTTATTTCATCGGTCAGATACGCTGGTGGTGAAATGAACCGCGTACTGTGCGTGGTCATCATTGCCCTGCTGGTGGCCTGTGGTGCGCTTAGTCTGGGGCTGAATCATTACCGTGATAACGCCATAACCTACAAAGAGCAGCGCGATAAAAAAGTCAGTGAGCTGGAGCAGGCAAATGCAACCATTACTGATATGCAGCAGCGCCAGCGTGATGTTGCTGCACTCGATGAAAAATACTCAAGGGAGTTAGCTGATGCGAAAGCTGAAAATGATGCTCTGCGTGATGATATTGCCGCTGGTCGTCGTCGGTTGCGCATCAGAGCAGTCTGTCCAGCCGTGCGTGAAGCCACCGGCACCACCGGCGTGGATGATGCAGCCCGCCCCGGACTTACTGACGCCGCTCAACGGGATTATTTCACCCTCAGAGAGCGAATCGCAACCAGCGACAGAATGATTCGGGGATTGCAGGAATATATCCGCACCCAGTGCATTAAGTAGTCTTTTTATTATCCGGAGGATGTATGAAGAAATTACTGGTAACCGTAAAGCCCTTTAACGGAACAATTCCGTTCCGGGTTTTACAGCGTGGGCGTGTTCTGGCTGAAGGCACATTCAGTGGTAAATGCACGGAATGTTATTCACGAACATATGAAGTGGATGCCACGGATGAAGAAATCTCTGTTGAATGTGATCTGAATGCAAATATGGCGGGGATTGTATCAGCGACATTGTTGCCTGTTTCCTGAATGACATAGAATGTCTCCGGGTACCCAAAAAGGAGATAATTATGTTTATTGCGGAAGGATTAGAGCCAGATCCAATCAACAAAGGTTGGGTTAAAGGATGGGCTGTTGTTAAAGGATCGCCATGGCATCTTGTAGGCGTCTATGCAACAAAAGAGGTTGCCGAGACAAAAGCAAAAATGGTTGGCGATGGATATGAAGTGCATTACGGCTCTTATCGAAAGGGAAGCGATGATTTTGTATGGAGTGAGCAGTAACCTGATACCTGTGATTATTAAACCGCCTCATCATGGCGGTTTTTTTATGTCTGGCTGACGGGTCCTCCCGGTGGGGTGGGGCTGTACACGGGGCGGGCGGCGCGGAAAAAGGCGCATTTTTGTGATTTTATCGTCATCATCATCATAATGGTAACTTATTGTTTTTAATGTGTTTAGCATTAAAAAGATGATGATTGCGGTTGATTTTTGTTCGACATCTTTATATGGCGGCATTTCTTTACAAAAAAAGAGCCACTTTTGTTCAGCGGTTTATGTGGAGGGATGTAAATGGACGGCGAGCTGAAAAATATGAAGTTAAATATTAATCAACTGGCAGCCCTTTCAGGTCTGCACCGGCAGACTGTTGCCGCCAGAATGGCGGATGTTCCTCTTGCACCAGGCAGTAATGAAAAGAAAAAACTGTATCTCCTGACGGATTTGATTATTTCGTTGCTGGAAAAACCACCGACTTCCGAAGATGAAGAGATGAACCCACATGATCGGAAGGCATGGTATCAGTCCGAGCGCGAGCGTCTTAAATTTCAGCATGAAACTGTTCAGCTTGTGCCTGTCAGTGATGTCAGGCGGTCCTTTTCTGTCGTGGTGAAAGCGATAGTTCAGGTACTGGAAACCTGGCCTGACCGGCTGGAAAGGGACAGAGGGTGGACCGCATCACAACTGAATGAAGTACAGATTGTGGTTGATGAGATCCGCGACACACTGGAAAAGGCAGTCATTGACTGTTGTGATGAGGCCGATATGTGAATCAGGTGAACGAGAGCCATAGCCGCGCATCCGATATCTGGCGCGAAGTGGCCTCGCTGTTTCGCCCGCCCAGCCGGTTACCAGTAGCGGAAGCCATCAGGCGTTATATGCGGGTACCACGGGGAGCCAATACTTCCGGTCCGTGGGAGTCATCGCTGACGCCCTATATGATTGACCCTATTAATACATTATCAGCCCGTGAATATGACGCGGTGGTGTTTGTGGGACCTGCGCGAACCGGGAAAACCGAAGGGCTGATTGACGGCTGGATTGTGTACGGCATCATCTGTGATCCGGCGGATATGCTGGTGGTGCAAATGACCGAGACGAAGGCGCGGGAACACTCCAGAACGCGTCTTTCCAGAACGTTTCGTCACAGCCCGGAGGTCAGTAAGCGTCTCAGTCCTTCCCGTAATGACAACAACGTCCACGATAAAATGTTTCTTGACGGCTCCTTCCTGAAGATTGGCTGGCCGTCGATCACTGTATTTTCTTCTTCGGATTACCGTCGTGTGGCGCTGACGGATTATGACCGTTTCCCTGAAAACGTGGACGGGGAAGGGGATGCCTTCACCCTGGCATCAAAGCGTACCACCACCTTTATGTCCTCGGGGATGACCCTGGTCGAGAGTTCGCCGGGGCGGGATATCACTGACACCAAATGGCGCTGTGGCGGCGCACATGAGGCACCGCCAACAACGGGGATCCTGTCACTGTATAACCGGGGAGACCGCCGCCGGTGGTACTGGCCGTGTCCGCACTGCGGGGAATATTTTCAGCCGGTGATGGATAACATGACCGGATACCGGAATAACCCGGATTTTGTGGCTGCCGGTCAGGCTGCCCGTCTGATGTGTCCGCATTGTCGCGGGCTGATTGCCCCTGAGCAGAAACGCGAACTGAATAACAAAGGGATCTGGCTTCGTGAAGGTGAACGGGCGGTGGCGGACGGCAGTATCACCGGAACGCCACGAAATTCCCGGATTGCGTCATTCTGGATGGAGGGGCCGGCTGCGGCGTTTCAGACCTGGGAACAACTGATTTTTAAACTGCTGGCGGCAGAAGAAGAGTATGAGCGAACCGGCAGTGAAGAGACCCTGAAAGCGGTGGTGAACACCGATATCGGACGCCCCTATCTGCCCCGTTCAGCCACGGAACAGCGTAAAAGTGAACTGCTTGAACAGCGTGCCGAGCCGTTTCCCCGGCGATCTGTGCCGGATGGTGTGCGTTTTATTGAGGCAACGGTTGACGTACAGGGCGGTAAAAATCGCCGTTTTGTTGTGCAGATCACCGGATACGGAGAGCAGGGGGAACGCTGGATTGTTGATCGCTATAACATCCGGCATTCACTGCGCTGCAGTCCCAACGGTGAAAGTCTGCCGGTTGATCCGGCGGCATATCCGGAGGACTGGGATTTGTTGCTGACGGATGTGTTCCATAAAACATGGCCGCTGGCTTCTGATCCGGATGTGCGCATGCGTCTGATGGCCATGGCGGTGGATACGGGAGGGGAAGCCGGGGTGACAGATAACGCCTATCGTTTCTGGCGTCGTTGCCGGAGTGACGGACTGGGCAACAGGGTGTTTCTGTTCAAGGGGGATGGACTTCGCCGTGACAGGCTGATTAACCGTACCTTCCCGGATAATACCGGCAGAAGTGCCCGCCGTGCCAGAGCCAGTGGCGATGTCGCGCTGTGGCTGGTTCAGACGGATGCGTTTAAGGACCGTGTAAATAATGCCCTGTGGCGTGACACACCAGGGCCGAACTATATCCACTTTCCCGACTGGCTGGGGCGATGGTTTTACGATGAGCTGACCTATGAAGAGCGCGGCAGTGACGGAAAATGGCGAAAACCGGGCAGGGGAGCTAACGAGGCGTTTGACCTGCTGGTTTATGCGGATGCGCTTGCCGTTCTGCATGGTTACGAAAAGATCCGCTGGCCCTCCGCACCGGACTGGGCACAGCGGGAAACGTGGCTCGTCTTCCCGCAGGAGCGTTCTGGTGAAACGGTATCCCCGGAACTGACGGCCGGGGCAGAAAAACGCCGTCGCCGGAAGAAAAAACTGCGGACGGAGCGTGCGGAAGATAATCCATGGATAACATCAGGAGGCTGGTTGTGAGCACAGAAGAAGCCAGAGAAATGATACAGCGGTACCGTGAAGCGGAAATGGCCGTACTGGAGGGGAAGTCTGTCACCTTCAACGGACAGCAACTGACGCTGGAAAGCCTTTCTCAGATCCGCGCCGGACGTCAGGAGTGGGAACGCAGGCTTGCCGCGATGGTGAGCCGCAGGCGGGGAAAACCAGGATTTAAACTGGCGAGGTTTTAATGGCAATTATTGATGATGTGATAGGCGTGTTTTCCCCCGGGTGGAAAGCAGCCAGACTGCGTTCAAGGGCGTTAATCATGGCCTATGAGGCGGTGAAACCGACCCGGACACATAAAGCCCGGCGGGAAAATCGCTCTGCTGATCAGCTCAGTAAATACGGTGCGGTTTCCCTGCGGGAGCAGGCCCGTTTTCTGGATATCAATCATGACCTGGTGATTGGTGTGTTTGACAAGCTGGAAGAGCGGGTGATTGGTGCCAGGGGAATTATTGTGGAGCCTCAGCCATTACGAAAAAACGGGGAAATGGCGGCAGAGCTGGCTGCGGATATCCGTCGGTTGTGGGCTGAATGGTCCGTGAGTCCGGATGTGACAGGGCAGTATACCCGTCCCGTGCTTGAACGTTTACTGCTGCGGACCTGGCTGCGGGATGGTGAAGTGTTTGCGCAGATGGTCAGTGGTGCGGGAAACGGTCTGGAACGGACGGCGGGAGTGCCATTCTGGCTTGAGGCGATGGAGCCGGATTTTGTTCCCATGCGCACTGATGAATCCGCCGGGCTGAATCAGGGGGTTTTTCTTGATGAGTGGGGAAGACCGAAAAAATATCTGGTTTATAAAAATTATCCGGTCAGCGGTCGGCAGAGTGATACGAAAGAAATCGCTGCCGGAAAAATGATCCACCTGAAGTTCATACGCCGTCTGCATCAGACGCGAGGCTCATCCATGTTATCGGGGGTGCTGATGCGGATCAGTGCCCTTAAGGAATATGAGGATGCGGAACTGACGGCTGCGCGTATTGCCGCGGCGCTGGGACTGTATATCCGTAAAGGGGACGGACAGGACTATGAAGATCCGGGGATCAAAGATACCGACCGGGAAGTCCATATCACCCCGGGTATTATTTATGACGATTTGCGCAAGGGCGAGGATATCGGCATGGTCAAATCAGACCGTCCCAATCCCAACCTTGAAACTTTCCGCAACGGCCAGTTGCGTGCAGTGGCAGCGGGCAGTCGTCTGAGTTTTTCCAGTGCGGCGCGTAACTATAACGGCACCTACAGTGCCCAGCGGCAGGAGCTGGTCGAGTCCACGGATGGTTACCTGATCCTGCAGGACTGTTTTATTGGCGCGGTAACCCGCCCGGTGTACCGGACATGGCTGAATATGGTGGTTGCGGCAGGTCTGCTGAAAATTCCGGCGGATGTGGAGATGAAAACGCTATATAACGCGACGTATTCCGGTCCGGTGATGCCGTGGATCGACCCGGTTAAGGAAGCTGAAGCCTGGAGAATTCAGATCCGGGGTGGTGCAGCGACAGAATCTGACTGGGTGCGTGCCGGCGGGCGCAATCCGGATGAGGTCAAACGTCGCCGCAAGGCTGAAATTGATGAAAACAGCAGACTGGGGCTGGTCTTTGATACTGACCCCGTCAACGACAAAGGAGGCAACAGTGCCGGAACTGAACAACAGCGTCAGCAGGCCACCGACAGCCAGCATGAAGAATAAATCCTGGTTCAGGATGCAGGCGGGTGGTCAGGGTGAGGCGGATATTTATATTTATGACGATATTGGTTTCTGGGGAGTTACCGCGAAGCAGTTTGTCAGCGATATGAATGCCATGGGTGATATCACCCACATTAATCTCCACATCAACTCACCGGGTGGCGATGTTTTTGAAGGCATCGCCATTTTTAATGCCCTGAAAAATCACGGTGCGGCCATTACCGTGTATGTGGATGGCGTTGCCGCCTCGATGGCATCCCTGATTGCGATGGCCGGTGACACGGTCATTATGCCGGAAAATGCCTTCATGATGATCCATAAACCCTGGGGGATCAGCGGTGGTGATGCGGAGAAAATGCGCACTTATGCCGAACGTCTGGACAAACTTGAGTCGGTTATGGTGCCGGTATATGCGCAGAAAACCGGAAAAACTACCGATGAAATTGCCGCCATGCTGGCGGATGAGACCTGGATGTCCGGTGCCGAGTGTCTGGCACACGGATTTGCAGACCAGGTGACGCCAGCCGTTAAGGCAATGGCATGTATTCAGTCAAAACGTACAGAGGAATTTAAAAAGATGCCGGAATCCATCCGAAATATGATCACGCAGCCATACAACAGTGCCCCGCGTGATACCACAGTGACAATCCCTGCACCGGCGGTAACAGAACCATCACCGGTACCGGCAGTGTCTGATGAGGCGACCATTCGCGCCCGCGTTATGGCTGAGCAGAAAGCCCGCATGTCAGGCATTAACGATCTGTTTGCCATGTTTGGCGGTCGCTATCAGGCGCTTCAGGCGCAGTGTGTGGCTGATCCTGACTGTTCGCTGGAAATGGCCCGTGAACGTCTGCTGAATGAAATGGGCAAGGAGTCATCGCCGACCAACAAAAACACACCGGCCCATATTTATGCCGGAAACGGCAATTTTGTGGGGGACGGGATCCGCCAGGCGATGCTGGCCCGTGCCGGATTTGAAAATGTCGAGAAGGATAACGCCTATAACGGGATGACCCTGCGTGAATGGGCTCGCATGTCACTGACGGAGCGCGGTATTGGGGTGGCCAGTTATAACCCCATGCAGATGGTCGGGCTGGCGCTGACGCACAGCACCTCTGATTTTGGCAATATTCTGCTGGATGTGTCGAACAAGGGGCTGATCCAGGGCTGGGAGGAATCAGAAGAAACCTTCCAGAAGTGGACCCGTAAGGGACGCCTGTCAGACTTCAAAACAGCGTATCGCGTGGGGATGGGCGGTTTTGGTTCTCTGCGCCAGGTTCGTGAGGGGGCGGAGTATAAATACATCACCACCTCAGATCGCAAGGAGACCATTGCACTGGCCACTTACGGGGAGATTTTCTCCATCACCCGCCAGGCCATTATCAATGATGATCTGAATATGCTGGTGGACGTGCCGATGAAGATGGGGCGTGCGGCGAAGGCAACGATTGGTGACCTGGTTTACAAGGTGCTGACGGATAACCCGAAACTGTCAGACGGTAAGGCGCTGTTCCATGCCGATCACAAAAATATTGCTACCGGTGGGATTTCCGTTTCCGGACTGGATGCGGCCCGTCAGATGATGCGCCTGCAGAAAGAAGGCGATCGCGCCCTGAATATCCGTCCGGCCTTTATGCTGGTACCGGTGGCACTGGAGACGGTGGCGAACCAGACCATCAAATCGGCCAGTGTGAAAGGGGCGGATGCAAACGCCGGTGTCATTAACCCCATCCAGAACTTTGCTGAGGTGATTGCAGAAGCGCGTCTTGATGCGGCAGATCCGAAAACCTGGTATCTGGCGGCGGCACAGGGCACTGACACCATTGAAGTGGCCTGGCTGGATGGTGTGGACACTCCATACATTGATCAGCAGGAAGGTTTCACCACTGACGGCATTGCCACAAAAATCCGTATTGATGCCGGAGTGGCACCACTTGACTGGCGCGGGCTGGTGCGTTCGTCGGTGGCCTGATAACCGAGTTATCACAATCACTGCCCGAAAGGGCTTTTTTTATGCCTGAAAAACAGCCCCACAGGGGCTGTCCGGAGAAACAGCATTATGGCGAAAAATTTTGTACAGGACGGTACCTCCATTGAACTGGTGAATGCCGGAGATCAGACCATCCTGAGCGGTGCGGCGGTGGTGGTCGGCAGTATGGTGGCCGTGGCCATTACCGATATTCCTGCCGGTGATGCCGGTGACGGTTTTGCCGAAGGCGTGTTCCTTCTGCCCAAACAGTCTGCTGACGACATTCAGTCCGGCGCGGTGGTTTATCTGAAGGACGGGGTTGTGCAGCTGGCTGCAGAGGGTGCGGTGGCCGCGGGGGTAGCCTGGGAAAATGCTCCTGCAAACAGCGCCACTGTGGCGGTAAAAATCAATGTCTGATCTGTTTACGCGAATGTGTTGCCGGATGGACGGGGCGACCGTTCGGGTGATGGGCAAACAAGCGGAGATTAACGGCGTCGTGTATGACGTGATGCCTGAGGAAGAGTCCGCGGAGATGGGGGCGCTTTCGGGCAGCCAGTTGTCACTGGTGGTGTTTTCAGCCCGGTACCGTCCGGCCCGTCATGATGTTGTTGTGTTTGAGGGCCGTACACTGACGGTGACCCGTTATGACACGTACAACGGTAAACCCCGGATTTTTGTCGAACAGGAATGAGCATGGCAATAAAAGGTCTGGCGCAGGCCATGAAAAATCTGGATGCAATTGACCGCCGTGCCGTTCCCCGGGCCTCTGCCACGACACTGAACCGCGTGGCGGGGGCCATCATTGCGAAAACGGCCACTTCAGTTGCCAGGGAGCTGGCCGTTCCCCGCCGTCTTATCCGTGCCCGCATCCGGTTAAGTCCGGCACGACCGGATAAGGTTTATGCAAAGGTTTACATCAATACCGGCAACCTGCCTGCCATCAAACTGGGGGAGGCCCGCGTTCGACTTTCCCGCAGAAAACGGAGAAAGAAAGGACAGCGTGCGGCCCTGAAAGGGGGAGGCAGTGTGCTGATTGTGGGGAAAAGACGGATCCCGGACGCCTTTATCACCCGGCTGGCTAACGGACGCTGGCATGTGATGCAGCGTATGCCGTGGGCACCATCGTCCACCGGCGCTGACAGCAAAGGGAGGCCGAAACGCCACCGTCTGCCAATTGAAGTGGTGAAAATTCCGACTGCCGGACCGCTGGCAGAAACCTTTGAACGTGAACGGGACCGGATGTACCGGGAAAAATTACCAGTGCAGATGATGAAAGCCATGACGCATCAGTTACGCCTGGTGCTGAAAAGAAAATGACAGGGAGGGTGTATGAAACACCGTGAAATACGGGCGGCAGTTCTGTCTGCCCTGAAAGACAATATTTCTGAGCGGGTGAGCTGGTTTGACGGCCGCCCGGTTTTTATTGATGAACAGGAACTGCCTGCTGTTGCTGTTTACCTGACTGATGCGTCTGCTGCTGACGAGTTCGTTGATGAGGGGACCTGGGAGGCGACACTGCATATTGAAGTTTTTCTCAGGGCAAAAGAACCGGACTCGGCACTGGATATGTGGATGGAAGAGAAAATCCTTCCTGCGCTGGAGGCGGTTCCCGGCCTCAGTGCGTTACTGCTGAAGATGAATCTTCAGGGGTATGACTACCGCCGGGATGATGAGTTTATGATGTGGGGATCGGCAGATCTCCTGTGGAAAATTACCTACGAGATGTGAGGACGATATGGCAACACCAAATCCCCTGGAGCCGGTAAAAGGTGCCGGTACCACTCTGTGGGTTTACAACGGCAAGGCTGATGCTTATGCAAACCCGTTGTCAGACGATGACTGGCAGCGACTGGCTAAGGTGAAGGATCTGACGCCGGGCGAGATGACGGCTGAATCCTACGATGATAACTACCTGGATGATGAAGACGCGGACTGGACCGCGACCGGGCAGGGACAGAAATCTGCAGGTGATACCAGTTTTACGCTGGCCTGGAAACCGGGAGAGGAAGGTCAGAAAGGGCTTATAGGCTGGTTTGAAAGCGGCGATGTCCGGGCCTATAAAATCCGTTTTCCGAATGGCACGGTGGATGTGTTTCGTGGCTGGGTCAGCAGTATCGGTAAGGCCGTGACGGCGAAAGAAGTGATCACCCGCACGGTGAAAGTCACTAACGTGGGTAAACCTTCTGTAGCGGAAGAACGCAGCAAAATTACGCCGGTCACTGCGATTAAGGTAACGCCGACAGGTACGGTTGAAAAAGGGAAAACAACCACCCTGACCGTTACTGTGGAACCGGAAAATGCAACGGATAAGACATTCAGGGCGATTTCCGCCGATCCATCAAAAGCCACCATTAGCGTGAAAGATATGACGATTACTGTGACGGGGGTTAAGGATGGAAAAGTCAGCATCCCTGTGATTTCCGGTAATGGTCAGTTTGCTGCGGTGGCTGAAATTACCGTTAATAATGTGCCGGGTGGCTAAAGAGCTGAGAGATAAGCGATGTTCCTGAAAACAGAACAATTTGAATATAACGGTGTATCCGTCACGCTTTCTGAGCTGTCTGCGCTGCAGCGTATTGAGCATCTTGCCCTCCTGAAACGGCGGGCAGAAGAGGCTGAAGCCAGCGGCAACCTGCAGGTGAGTGTGGAAGATCTTGTCAGAACCGGCGCGTTTCTGGTGGCGATGTCCCTGTGGCATAACCATCCACAGAAAACGCAGTCACCGTCAATGAATGAGGCCGTGATGAAGATAGAGCAGGAAGTGCTCACCACCTGGCCTGCCGATGCCATTGCCCGGGCGGAAGACGTGGTGTTGTGCCTGTCCGGGATGATCGAAGCTGTTCGTCCGGATACTGATATTACTGAAGTGGCGAAAAATAACACGCTGACTGATGATGATTTTTCTGCGGGAAAGTCTTCGACGGCGAGCTGAACTTTGCCCTCAGACTGGCGCGTGAGATGGGGAGACCCGACTGGCGCGCCATGCTTGCCGGGATGACATCCACCGAATATGCCGACTGGCACCGTTTTTACCGCACGCATTATTTTCAGGATACCCAGCTGGATATGCATTTTTCCGGGCTGACGTACGCTGTACTCAGCCTGTTTTTTTGCGATCCGGATATGCATCCCTCTGATTTCAGTCTGCTGGCACCCCGACGTGATGATGAGCAGACGGAGATGCCGGATGAGGACGATATGCTGATGCGGAAAGCGGCAGGTCTTTCTGGTGGTGTCCGCTTTGGGGCTGACGGGAAGGAAATCGTTATGGTCAGTGATGACATGCGGAGCAGTACAGAGGATGAAGCCATGCTGATGATGGTGTCTGAGGGAATTCCAGGAGGTGTACGCTATGGCGGGTAATTTTGCCGATCTGACAGCTGTTCTTACACTGGATTCAACCCGTTTTTCTGAAGAGGCTGCACGGGTAAAGAAAGAACTGGGTGAAACCAGTGACCTTGCGGATTTGATGGCCGGGCGTGTCAGCCAGTCTTTTAAGAAACAGGCCGCTGCTGTTGAGCAGGGCCTGAGCCGCCAGGCGCTGGCTGCACAAAAAGCAGGGATTTCCGTCGGGCAGTATAAAGCGGCCATGCGAACCCTGCCCGCACAGTTTACGGATATCGCCACGCAGCTTGCCGGTGGTCAGAATCCCTGGCTGATCCTGCTGCAACAGGGCGGTCAGGTGAAGGACTCCTTCGGCGGGATGATCCCCATGTTCAGGGGGCTTGCCGGTGCGATCACCCTGCCGATGGTCGGGGTCACCTCGCTGGCGGTGGCGACAGGTGCGCTGGTGTACGCCTGGTACCAGGGAGATTCCACGCTTTCAGCGTTTAATAAAACCCTGGTTCTTTCCGGTAATCAGTCCGGACTGACTGCCGATCGCATGCTGACGCTCTCCAGAGCCGGACAGGCCGCAGGGCTGACGTTTAACCAGGCGAGTGAGTCACTGGCAGCCATGGTGAATGCCGGTGTGCGTGGTGGTGAACAGTTTGATGCCATCAACCAGAGTGTCGCGCGTTTTGCTTCTGCATCCGGTGTGGAGGTGGACAAGGTTGCAGAGGCTTTCGGAAAACTGACCACTGACCCGACGTCGGGGCTGATTGCGATGGCGAAGCAGTTCCATAACGTGACGGCGGAGCAGATTACGTATGTTGCTCAGTTGCAGCGTTCCGGCGATGAAACCGGGGCATTGCAGGCGGCGAACGAGGCCGCAACGAAAGGGTTTGATGACCAGACCCGCCGCCTGAAAGAGAACATGGGCACGCTGGAGACCTGGGCAGACAGGACAGCACGGGCATTCAAATCCATGTGGGATTCGGTGCTGGATATTGGTCGCCCGGACACTGCCCGGGAAATGCTGGAGAAAGCAGAAAAGGCTTTTGATGAGGCGGACAAAAAATGGCAGTGGTATCAGAGCCGGAGCCACCGGCGCGGTAAAACATCCGCATTTCTTGCCAATCTCCGGGGAGCATGGGAGGACAGAGCGAATGCGCAACTTGGGCTTTCAGCCGCCACGTTGCAGGCCGATCTTGAAAAGGCCAGAGAGATGGCAGCAAAGGACTGGGCCGAGTCTGAGGCATCACGGCTGAAATATACCGAAGAGGCGCAGAAGGCTTATGAACGCCTGCAGACGCCGCTGGAGAAATATACCGCCCGTCAGGAAGAACTGAACAAGGCACTGAAGGACGGGAAAATTCTGCAGGCAGATTACAACACGCTGATGGCGGCGGCGAAAAAGGACTATGAAGCGACGCTGAAAAAGGCGAAACAGTCCGGCGTGAAGGTGTCTGCGGGCGATCGTCAGGAAGACAGTGCTCATGCTGCCCTGCTGACGCTTCAGGCAGAACTCCGGACGCTGGAGAAGCATGCCGGAGCAAATGAGAAAATCAGCCAGCAGCGCCGGGATTTGTGGAAGGCGGAGAGTCAGTTCGCGGTACTGGAGGAGGCGGCGCAACGTCGCCAGCTGTCTGCACAGGAGAAATCCCTGCTGGCGCATAAAGATGAGACGCTGGAGTACAAACGCCAGCTGTCTGCACAGGAGAAATCCCTGCTGGCGCATAAAGATGAGACGCTGGAGTACAAACGCCAGCTGGCTGCACTTGGCGACAAGGTTACGTATCAGGAGCGCCTGAACGCGCTGGCGCAGCAGGCGGATAAATTCGCACAGCAGCAACGGGCAAAACGGGCCGCCATTGATGCGAAAATCCGGGGGCTGACTGACCGGCAGGCAGAACGGGAAGCCACGGAACAGCGCCTGAAGGAACAGTATGGCGATAATCCGCTGGCGCTGAATAACGTCATGTCAGAGCAGAAAAAGACCTGGGCGGCTGAAGACCTGCTTCGCGGGAACTGGATGGCAGGCCTCAGGTCCGGCTGGAGTGAGTGGGAAGAGAGTGCCACGGACAGTATGTCGCAGGTAAAAAGTGCTGCCACGCAGACCTTTGATGGTATTGCACAGAATATGGCGGCGATGCTGACCGGCAGTGAGCAGAACTGGCGCAGCTTCACCCGCTCCGTGCTGTCCATGATGACAGAAATTCTGCTTAAGCAGGCAATGGTGGGGATTGTCGGGAGTATCGGCAGCGCTATTGGCGGGGCTGTTGGTGGCGGCGCATCCGCGTCAGGCGGTACAGCCATTCAGGCAGCTGCGGCGAAATTCCATTTCGCGACCGGAGGATTTACGGGAACCGGCGGCAAATATGAACCTGCGGGGATTGTTCATCGCGGGGAGTTTGTCTTCACGAAGGAGGCGACCAGCCGGATTGGTGTCGGCAATCTGTACCGCCTGATGCGGGGCTATGCGGAAGGTGGTTATGTCGGCGGTGCCGGAAGTCCGGCGCAGATGCGGCGGGCGGAAGGCATTAATTTTAATCAGAACAATCACGTGGTGATTCAGAACGACGGCCCCAACGGGCGGGCAGGGCCGCAGCTGATGAAAGCGGTGTATGAGATGGCCCGCAAGGGGGCACAGGATGAACTCCGGCTGCAGTTGCGTGATGGCGGTATGTTATCAGGGAGCGGTGGATGAAAACCTTTCGCTGGAAAGTGAAGCCGGATATGGAGGTGAACTCGCAGCCATCGGTGCGTGAAGTGCGTTTTGGTGACGGGTACTCACAGCGTATGGCGGCAGGGCTGAATGCTGACCTGAAAACATACAGGGTGACGCTTTCCGTGACCCGGGAGGAGGCCCGGCATCTGGAAGCGTTCCTGGCAGAGCACGGTGGCTGGAAGGCATTTTTGTGGAAGCCACCCTATGCATACCGGCAGATAAAGGTGACCTGTGCCGGGTGGTCTGCGCGGGTCGGGATGTTGCGCGTTGAGTTCAGCGCGGAGTTTAAGCAGGTGGTGAACTGATGCAGGATATTCGCGAAGAAAGTCTGAACGAGTCGGTTAAGTCAGAGCAGTCACCGCGGGTGGTACTCTGGGAAATCGACCTGACGGTACAGGGTGGTGAGCGGTATTTTTTCTGTAATGAGCTGAATGAAAAAGGGGAGCCGGTCACCTGGCAGGGGCGTAAGTATGAGGCATACCCGATTGACGGCAGCGGCTTTGAGATGAACGGCCGGGGCAGCAGTGCCAGACCGTCGCTGACGGTGTCCAATCTGTTCGGTCTGGTCACCGGGATGGCGGAAGACCTGCAGAGTCTGGTGGGGGCCACGGTGGTCCGCCGCCGGGTGTATGCCCGTTTTCTGGATGCGGTGAATTTCGTTGCGGGCAATCCGGAGGCGGACCCGGAGCAGGAGCTGAGTGACCGCTGGGTGGTGGAGCAGATGTCGCAGCTGACAGCCATGACGGCCTCGTTTGTGCTGGCTACACCGACCGAGACGGACGGGGCGCTGTTTCCCGGTCGCATCATGCTGGCGAACACCTGTATGTGGGATTACCGGGGAGATGAATGCGGGTATAACGGTCCTGCGGTGGCGGATGAGTTCGACAACCCCACCACGGATATCCGTAAGGACAGATGCAGCAAGTGCATGCGCGGGTGTGAGATGCGCGGCATGGTGGCTAATTTTGGCGGTTTCCTTTCCATTAACAAACTTTCGCAGTAAATCCAATGACACAGACAGAATCAGCGATTCTGGCGCATGCCCGGCGGTGTGTGCCTGCGGAGTCGTGCGGCTTAGTGGTGAGAACGCCGGAGGGGGAGCGGTATATCCCTTGTGTGAATATCTCTGCAGAGCCGGAGGCGTATTTTCGTATTGCACCGGAAGACTGGCTGCGGGCAGAGATGCAGGGGGAGATTGTGGCACTGGTCCACAGTCATCCCGGTGGGCTGCCCTGGCTGAGCGAGGCTGACCGGCGGCTGCAGATAAAAAGCGCACTGCCCTGGTGGCTGGTCTGCCGGGGTGACATTCACAAATTCCGCTGCGTGCCGCACCTGACGGGACGGCGCTTTGAGCACGGGGTGACGGACTGTTACACCCTGTTCCGGGATGCATACCATCTGGCGGGGACTGAAATGCCGGATTTTCATCGCGAGGATGACTGGTGGCGCAACGGTCAGAACCTTTACCTGGACAATATGGCGGTCACCGGCTTTTACCGGGTGCCCCTGTCCTCTGCACAGGCGGGCGATATTCTGCTGTGCTGCTTTGGTGCTTCGGTACCGAACCATGCCGCCATTTACTGCGGCAACGGTGAGCTGCTTCACCATCTGCCTGAACAACTGAGTAAACGGGAGAGGTATTCCGAAAAATGGCAACGACGAACGCATTCTGTCTGGCGTCACCGCCACTGGCACGCATCTGCCTTCACGGGGATTTGCAACGATTTGGCCGCCGCCTCAGCCTGTATGTGAACACGGCAGCGGAAGCCATTCGCGCCCTGTCGATGCAGATGCCGGGCTTTCGCCGTCAGATGAACGAAGGCTGGTACCAGATACGTATTGCCGGTGATGACACGGCACCGGAGGCGGTGTACGCCCGTCTTCACGAACAGCTGGGTGAGGGAACGGTCATCCACATTGTGCCGCGACTGGCCGGGGCCGGAAAGGGTGGACTGCAGATTGTGCTGGGGGCGGCAGCCATCGTGGGCTCTTTCTTCACGGCCGGAGGCTCGATGGCGTTATGGGGTACAGCCCTGAGTGCCGGTGGTTTTTCTGCCACCACGATGCTGTTTTCACTGGGTGCCAGCATGATACTGGGCGGAGTGGCCCAGATGCTGGCCCCGAAGGCAAAAACACCGGATTACCGCGCAACGGATAACGGCAGACAGAACACGTACTTTTCCTCACTGGATAACATGATTGCCCAGGGGAACCCGATGCCGGTGCCTTACGGGGAAATGCTGGTTGGCTCCCGCCGTATATCCCAGGACATCAGCACCCGTGATGAAGGCGGGGGCGGAAAGGTCGTGGTTATCGGGCGGCAGGGGTAAAAAGAATAAAAAAATCCCGCAGTGATCGCGGACAGGAACTGCGGGAGAGTTACGAAGATTAAGTGTAAGGAATTATTCTTATATCACGACAAAAAAATTAACGCAGAGAAATTATACGCGCCACAGTCAGTTTGTGAAAATGTGAAGATATTCAGAATTTTTATGCCATTACCGGTTTTAACCAACAGGATTATCGGTGGGCATGAAAGAAAACCCCGGTATCTGCTGATACCGGGGTTTCTCTTTAGCATGGCAGAAATGTGTTTCATGCTTTTCGGGCGAAGGATATCCGACTTCTGTACGGAATGGCAAGTGGCGGTTAATTTATTCAGGGGAAGGCTGTATGGGAAAAGGTGGCGGTAAGGCACACACGCCTCGTGAGGCGAAGGATAATCTCAAATCCACGCAGATGATGAGTGTGATTGATGCGATTGGTGAGGGACCGATAGAAGGTCCGGTGAAGGGACTGCAGAGTATTCTGGTGAACAAAACCCCGCTGACGGACACGGACGGTAATCCCGTGATACACGGTGTGACTGCGGTCTGGCGTGCCGGGGAGCAGGAGCAGACACCACCGGAAGGCTTTGAGTCCTCCGGAGCTGAAACCGGACTGGGCGTGGAAGTGACGAAGGCAAAACCGGTGACGCGCACCATTACGTCCGCGAACATTGACCGCCTGCGGGTTACCTTCGGGGTGCAGTCACTGGTGCAGACCACGTCAAAGGGCGACCGTAATCCTTCCTCTGTCCGGATTCTGATTCAGTTACAGCGTAATGGCCGCTGGGTGACGGAAAAGGATGTCACCATTAACGGCAAGACCACCTCGCAGTTCCTGGCCTCGGTGATTCTGGATAATCTGCCGCCCCGGCCCTTTAACATCCGGATGGTCAGGGAGACGGCGGACAGCACCACGGACCAGCTGCAGAATAAGACGCTGTGGTCGTCATACACCGAAATCATCGATGTGAAACAGTGCTACCCGAACACGGCCATTGTGGGGCTGCAGGTGGATGCGGAGCAGTTCGGCGGCCAGCAGATGACGGTGAACTACCATATCCGCGGTCGCATCATCCAGGTGCCGTCAAACTATGACCCGGAAAAACGCACGTACAGTGGTATCTGGGACGGCAGCCTGAAACCGGCATACAGCAACAACCCGGCCTGGTGTCTGTGGGACATGCTGACTCACCCGCGCTACGGCATGGGAAAACGTCTGGGGGCGGCGGATGTGGACAAGTGGGCGCTGTATGCCATCGGGCAGTACTGCGACCAGACGGTCCCGGATGGTTTCGGGGGGACCGAGCCGCGGATGACCTTTAATGCGTACCTGGCACAACAGCGTAAGGCGTGGGACGTTCTCAGTGATTTCTGCTCTGCGATGCGCTGTATGCCGGTATGGAACGGCCAGACGCTGACGTTCGTTCAGGACCGTCCGTCGGATGTGGTGTGGCCGTACACCAACAGCGATGTGGTGGTGGATGATAACGGCGTGGGTTTCCGCTACAGCTCCAGTGCCCTGAAGGACCGGCACACGGCAGTGGAGGTGAATTACACCGACCCGCAGAACGGCTGGCAGACCTCCACGGAACTGGTGGAAGACCCGGAAGCCATACTGCGCTACGGACGCAACCTGCTGAAGATGGACGCGTTCGGCTGTACCAGCCGCGGTCAGGCCCACCGTGCCGGACTGTGGGTGATAAAGACCGAACTGCTGGAAACGCAGACGGTGGATTTCACGCTCGGGTCTCAGGGGCTGCGGCACACACCCGGTGACATCATTGAAATCTGTGATAACGACTATGCCGGGACCCTGACCGGCGGACGTGTCCTGTCCATTGATGCTGCCACCCGCACCCTGACGCTGGACCGTGAAGTGACACTTCCGGAGACCGGTGCCGCCACGGTGAACCTGATTAACGGCAGTGGTAAGCCGGTGAGTGTGGACATCACCGAACACCCCGCGCCGGACCGGATACAGGTCAGTACCCTGCCTGATGGTGTGGAGACATACGGGGTGTGGGGACTCTCCCTGCCGTCACTGCGCCGTCGCCTGTTCCGCTGTGTCTCCATCCGGGAAAACACGGACGGCACCTTCGCCATCACGGCGGTGCAGCACGTACCGGAAAAAGAAGCCATCGTGGATAACGGGGCCAGCTTTGAGCCGCAGTCAGGCACCCTGAACAGCGTTATCCCACCGGCAGTGCAGCACCTGACGGTGGAGGTGAGTGCAGCTGACGGTCAGTATCTGGCACAGGCGAAATGGGACACGCCGCGGGTGGTGAAGGGTGTGCGCTTCAGTCTGCGTCTGACCAGCGGAAGCGGAGAAGACAGCCGTCTGGTGAGCACCGCCATCACCGCAGACACGGAGCACCGTTTCAGTGGTCTGCCGCTGGGGGAATACACCCTGACGGTGCGGGCCATTAACAGCTACGGCCAGCAGGGCGAACCTGCGACCACCACCTTCCGGATTAACGCGCCTGCAAAACCCGCCACCATTGAGCTGACGCCGGGGTATTTTCAGATAACGGCGGT